CGAGTCGTTGAGGGAGCGGCGCGACAGCCCGGCCACGACGAAGTGGCATTGGGCGCGGTTCGCCGCGAATGTGTGGATGCCGGGGGAGGCGGAGTCGGCGGTGTCACCGGAAGAGTGGGCTGCGTGCCGCACCGAGGAGGAGCCACCCGCGGCCGCAAAGTGGGCCGTCGGGGTTGATCTCGGCTGGAAGTGGGATTGCACGGCGGTTGTGGCGGTCGGCCAGGAGCCGGGCGAAGAGGAGCTTTGGGTCGGGGAGTGCCGGGTGTTGGATCCGCCGCGCGACGGCACGTCGCTGTCGGAGGAGGAGGTGCTCGAGGCGATCCGGTCTGTGTGCGCTGCACACGGCACGCGGGTGGTGGTGATCGACCCGGCGGCGAATGGGCACACGGTTGCGCAGCGCCTCGAGGGCGAGGGGTTCGAGGTGATCGAGCACTCGCAAGCAGGTATGAAGATGGCTTTGGCGTCGACGCGGCTGTATGCGGCGATCGCGGACCGCCGGTTGCGGCACCGGGGGGACGAGCGGTTGACGGACCATGTGCTGTCGGCGGTGCGCAAGCCGACGGGCGGCGAGCTGTGGAGGTTGGCGAAGAGTAAGCAGTCGCCGCGTCCGATCGATGCGGCGATCGCGCTCGCGATCGCGACGGAGGTGGTGGCTGGGGGCGGGCACACGTCCCCGTGGGAGGATCCCTCGCACGAGCTCCTGGTGCTGGCATGAGGCTGCTCGAGGAGATCTTGCTAGGGGTGATGTTCTATGGCGGCGTTGCGCTGTGTCTTGTCGCGGCATTCCGGGTGTCCGAAACAGTGGGGCTTGCTGCGGTCGGGGTGGCGCTGATGCTCGCAGCGGTGCTGTCAGCCGGTTCGCGGCTCAACATCTGAGGGGATGAGGAATCCGTTCAAAGCGCTTGTCGAGCGGCGCGATCTGGGTGCGCTGCTCGAGCAGCAGGGCTTCCGCCCCGTGGGGGCGGTGGTTGGTGCGTCGGGTGTGCTGCCGCCCGCGCCGGGCACGGTCGAGGAGGCGTGCGCGCTGGATGCGGTGTGGGCCTGCATCCGCGCGATCTCGGACGCGGTGTCGACGCTGCCGCTGATCGTGTACCGGGGCGGGACGCTTGAGCGCGCCGAAAACACGGAGTCGTGGCGGCTGTTGCACGACCGCCCGCACCCGCTGCTCACACCGGCGGAGTGGCAGTCGGTGATAGCGGCCCATTTGGCCGGATGGGGCAACGCGTTTTTGCACAAGGGGCTGATGGACGGTCAGCTGGCTTTGTGGCCGATCCACCCGTCGCTGGTGCAGGTGAGCGTTGAGCAGCGGAGGGGCGCGCTCGCGGTGTCGTACACGGTGCAGAGCCCGGCCGGGTCGCCGCTCGAGCTCGGGTCGCAGGATTTGATCCACATTCGCGCGTTCTCGCTTGACGGGGTGCTTGGTCTGTCGCCGATCGGGATGCATCGGGAGGCGCTGCAGGGCGCTAGGGCGGAGCAGCGGTGGCACACGGAGCTGATGGCGTCGTCGGCCCGCCCGGCGGGGGTGATCTCGACGTCGGCGACGTTGTCGCCCGACGCGAAGCGGAGGCTGCTCGAGCAGTGGCAGTCGCGGTTCTCGGGCCGCCCGGGGCAGGTCGCGGTCCTCGACGGGGATGTGCGCTATCAGCCGCTTGCGGTGTCCCCGGAGGACGCGCAGTTCGTGCAGGCGCGCACGTTCACGCTGCAGCAGATCGCGCGGATCTTCAGGGTGCCGCCGTCGGTGATCGGCGCGCCGTCCGGGGACTCGCTCACGTATTCGACGACGGAGACGGAGTCGCTGGCGTTCTTGCAGCGCTGTCTGCTGCCGTATCTGCGACGGATCGAGCAGGCGTTGAACGCCGACCCGGATGTTGTGCGCCCGGGTTTGCGCTGCGAGTTCTTGGTCGACGGTTTGCTGCGCGCGGACGCGCGCACGCGCGCCGAGACCTACAAGACCTATGTGGACATGGGCGCGATGACCATCGACGAGGTGCGCCAGCGCGAAAACTTGCCGCCCCTCGGGGAGAAAACGCAGGAGGTGGAGAGTGGCGAAGCTTGAGCGGGTCGAAACGCGGTCGCTCGACGGGGGTCGCGAGCTCGTGGTGTTGCGCGGCGAGCGCGGCACCGTGGAGGTCGAGACGCCGCGGGTGTGCCGCACGGTTTGGCCGGCGGTGGAGCTGCGCGCCCAAACCGCGGGCGGGGCGCGCCTCGAGGGGTATGCGGCGGTGTTCGACCGCGAGGCGGACCTTGGGGCGTTCAGGGAGCGGATCCAGCGCGGCGCGTTCCGCAAGGCCCTGGGTCGGTCCCAGGATCTGCGGGCGCTGTGGGACCATGATTCGCGGCTTGTGCTTGGGTCGGTGCGCGCGGGGACGCTCGAGGTGTCGGAGGACCCTCGAGGGCTGCGGTTCGCCGTGGATCTGCCCGACACAAGCTATGCGCGCGACCTTGTGCGCCTGATCGAGCGCGGCGACGTGTGGCAGGCGTCGTTCGCTTTCACGGTGCGGGCGGACGACTGGGAGGACCAGGACGGGGTGCTGGTCCGCACCATCGTCGAGATCGGGGAGCTGCTCGATGTGTCGCCGGTGACCTACCCGGCGTACCGAGACACGTCGGTGCAGGTGTCGTCCCGGGACGACACCCCTGTTGACGACCGCCTCGACGGTGCCGGTGGCGGGGATGGGGATGCTGGGGGCGCTCGCCGCCGGTTGGGGGCGTTGCGCCGCCGCGCAGCGATCGCGCTGATCCCGGAGCGCCGCGCGGTGCTCGCCTTCCAGGATTTGCCGCTCGCCGACCGCGACCGGTCGTGGGACGCCGCCTCAGCCGAGGCGAGGGTGCGCAAGTGGGCGAACGCGATGGACGGCCCGAACGCTCGGTACGCGCGGGCGTTCCTCTGGCACCGGGATGGCAACGACAGCGACGGGGACGGATACCCCGACAACTTCGGTGACTACAAGTTGCCGTACGCCGACGTCATCTCGGGGCGGTTGACGGCGGTGCCGCGGGCTCTGTTCGCGGTCGCACAGGTGCTGCAGGGCGGGCGTGGCGGTGCCGACATCCCGGCGGACGACCTGCCACGGTTGCGCGCACACGTGTCGCGCTACTACGCGCGGATGCGCGAACAGTTCGAGGACCCGAGCCTGGTCCCGCCGTGGGAGCGGGACTGACATCCCCGGGCGCTAACCTTCGGTAAGCGTCGCGCAGCCGCCCCTGGGCGGGGCGCGAAAAAAGACGGACCGCGGGAGCGGGCGGCCGAACGCCGCAGCACACACACCGCGGAGCACGGAGGCGAAACGATGGACGTGCGTGAGCTGAGGGAGCAGCTCGAGACGGTCACGCAGCGGCTCGTGGATCTCCACGGCGAGATCGAGCGGGCCTACGAGTCGGACGAGGTCGACGAGGAGCGCGTCACGCACCTCGAGCAGGAGTTCGAGCGCTGCCAGCGCGACGCGGAACAGCTCCGCCGCCGCATCGAGCGGGCCGAGGCCGCGGAGCGTGCCCGCAAGGAGGCGGAGGCGGTGCAGGTCGCTGCCGCATCCGCCGACGCGGGTGAGCGCGCCCGCGTCGAGGTCGGCCAGGAGGAGCCGGTCTACCGTCCCGACGGCGAGCACTCGTTCTTCCGCGACCTCGCGGCGGCGCGCGAGGGCGACATCGAGGCGGCCGAACGTTTGCGCCGCCACCGCACCCAGACCGGCACGGAGCAGCGCGCGATCTCCACGACCGACGGGTCGGGCGGCGACCTTGTGCCACCCACCTATCTGATCTCCGACTATGCGGAGTTCGCGCGGGCCGGCCGCCCGTTGGCGGACGCGATCGGGTCGCTCGAGCTGCCCGCGGGCACCGACTCGGTGATGGTGCCGCGGATCACGGGCGGCACGACCGCTGCGATTCAAACGACCCAGAACACGGCGGTCAGCAACACGGACATGCAGTCCGCGACCGTCAGCTCCCCGGTCGTGACGATCGCGGGGCAGCAGGTCGTGTCGCGGCAGCTGCTCGAGCAGTCGCCGGTGCAGGTGGACCGCATCGTGCTCGAGGACCTGGCGCGCGCGATCGCGCAGCAGGTCGATGCGCAGGTGATCGCCGGCACCGGCTCGGGCGGCCAGCTCCGCGGGCTGCTCGCCGTGTCGGGCGGCGTTGCGGTGACCTACACCGACACCACCCCGACGGTGCAGGAGCTGTATTCGGCTGTCGCGAACGCGATCCAGCAGATCCACACCACGCGGTTCGCGGCGCCGACCCTGATCGCGATGCATCCCCGCCGGTGGGCGTGGATCCTCGCCGCCAGCGACGCCCAGGGCCGGCCGCTCGTCACACCGTACGCCGGGCAGAACCTCCCGGCGCAGCTCGAGCGGGTCGCGCCGCAGGCGATCGTCGGGCAGATGCACGGCCTCCCGGTCCTGGTTGACCCGAACATCCCCACCAACCTGGGGGCCGGCACGAACGAGGACCGCATCCTCGTGCTGAGGCTCGAGGACCTGCGGTTGTGGGAGTCCGCGCCCCGGTTTATGGTGGGTGAGCAGCCGCTGATGCAGCAGCTGTCGGTCGCGTTCGTCGGCTACGAGTACGCCGCGTTCATTCCGGACCGGCAGCCCAAGTCGGTTGGGGTGATCGCTGGCACCGGACTGGTCGCACCGACCTTCTAGTCCCAGTCCCTCCTCCCTCGGGGTCAACGGGGCGCCGCCACTGACGGCGGCGCCCCCACCCGAGCGGGGGAGCGTTGAGGAGGAGATATGCCAAGCAGGGAAGAGATCATCCAGGCGCTCGAGCAGGAGCTCGAGGCATGCAAGCAGGCGGGGAAGGATCGTCGCGTCAAGGCGATCGAGGAGGCGCTCGCCGCGTTGCGCGGCGAGAAGAAGCCGGCGCGCAGCAAGCACGAGGCCGCGGAGAAGCGGGGGTAGCGGATGCTCGCGGCGGTCGGCGAAACCCCGACGGTCGCGGCCGAGTTCGACTCGCCGCCCGGTGCAACCACCGTCCAGGTGGTGCGCGCCAACAACACGGTGGTCGCAACGGGCACCGCGACGGTGTCGGGGAGCGTCGCGAGCTTTCAGCTGCCGCCCGCCGCAACAACACAGGTCGACCAGCTCGCGGTGATCTTCACCGCCGCCGACGGGCGGACCCGCACCGAGCTGGTGGACGTTGCGGGCGGCTGGCTGTGCTCGCTCGCCGACATCGACACGATCCTTGCTCGGGGCGGCAGCGCGGCGAGCTATCCCGAGGCGGCGAAGCGAGCGGCGCGCGCGGCGGCACAGGAGCTGATCGAGCAGGCGTGCGGCGTGCGGTTCACGCCGCGCTACACCCGCGTCACCGTTAGCGGGGAGGGCGGCACGCTCCTCGACACGCGGATGCTGCTTGTTCGGCGCGTGCTGTCCGCCAGGGACGCTGCGGGCACCCCGGTCGATGTCACCGCCGTCACCCCGGTTGGGGACGGTGGGGTGGTGACGAACCCCGCGGGGTGGCCGGTGGGTGCTGTGACGCTGGAGCTCGAGTATGGGCTGTCGGCACCGCCCGCCGATGTTGCGCGCGCGTGCGCGGTGCTCGCGTCCGCGTGGCTTGCGGACGGGCCTTGGGATGACCGTGGTTTCGCGGTCGCCGATGATCTTGGGGCGATGCGGCTTGTGACCGCCGGGATCGGTGGTGCCGCAACGTCGATCCCCGAGGTTGAGTCGGTGATCCGCCGCTACCGCCACGTGCCGGTGCCATGACCCAGGTGGCGACCGCTTTGGATCGCGTCGCGGCGCTGCTCGAGGCGCAGCTCTCGGGGGTGCCGGTGTTCCGCGTGCCGCCCGGCGAGAACACGCCGCCACGCGAGGCGGTGTGGCTCGACGAGACCCGCGCAGTGTGGGAGTGGCGCGCCTTGGGCGGCTACCGCAACCGGGACGAACAGATCGAGATCACGGTGCGGGCGCACGCGTGGCGCGAGGGGCCCGACCATCTTGTGGCCGGTGCCGCCGCCCGCGCCCGGTGCCTCGAGCTCGTCGACATGGTTGACGCCGCGATCGCGACAGACCAGACGCTCGGGGGCCTCGCGGGCGGTGTGCGGGTGTCCCAGGCGACGGTGCGGATGGTGCCGCACGAGTCGGGATGGTCGGCAGAGGCAGAGATGGAGGTGACGGTCGAGCTCGTGCCGTCACTGTGAGCGTCACAAAGCGACAAGGAGGTCGCGCATGAAGGTCAAGTACGTCGGTCCGGGCCCGGAAGGCCTGGAGATCGCGGACGCCCGGGTGGTGGTTGCGCTCGGTGAGACGGTGGAGGTGCCGGACGACATCGCCGAGCGGCTGCTTGAGCGCCCCGACTTCGAGCCGGCCGGGAAAAAGGAAACGAAGGGCAAGGAGGCTGACTGATGCCGCGCTCTGGTCTTGACGCACAGCTCGGGCTCGGTGCCGAGTCGACCTACGGCACGGCGGGGACGATCACCCGGTTTCTGCCGTTCACCCGGGAGTCGCTCGAGCTCGAGGTGCAGTATGTGCGCACCGCGGGGCTGCGGGCGGGGCGTCTCGCGCAGCTCGACGAGCTGCATGTCGCGACAACCAGGCAGGGGTCCGGGTCGATCGAAATGCCCTTCTATCAGAAGGGCATGGGCATGCTCCTCAACCTGCTGCACGGCGACACCGTGACCCCGACCCAGGTCGGCACCACCGGCGCCTATGTGCAGACCCACAATGTGGGTGTCACCGCCCCCGACCTGAAGTCGGTGACGATCCAGGTGGGTC